AAAAGAGGGTCTTTATGTAAATTATCATAAACTTCTTCACAAGTATATGGGTTTTTTTCATCGGGTATAACATCTCGAATACAAATTAAAACATTTTTACCACCTTTTAATCTTTGGTCAATTAACCACTGGTGTCCATCGTGCCACGGTTGCCATCTACCTATAAACATCGAGTATTTCATCTACACACTCCTCTATTGTTCTATTTGTTGTATCCATATCTAAAAAGTTTTGTAATGGTGGTTCATACTCATCTGAAAAGTATTTTTCTTTACCACGAATTTCTGTTGTGTGACAATAAACTTCTAATACTTCAAATCGAGGTTGTTCTTTTTTATAATGTGTACCTTTACCAATTATTTTTAATTGTTCTCTTAAATATCTATACGGTGATACCAATGAAACTACAGGAACAAATCCTTTACTCACTAAAAATATTGATGTATCTATTGCAAACTGAATGTTTTTTACTCTACCACTTCTACCATAATCTGTAGAATCATTAGTTGCTAAAACCATTCTTATTTCATCACCATCAATATGTATAAACCGCGTCCTTGATGAATCTGGATTTGAATATTCATAACAAAGTTTATCAATAAATTCTCTAGCTAATGTTGTCTTACCACTACCTGGTTGTCCAGTAAACCAAACTATTGCATTTTTTTGTTCTAATTTTGACATTTAATCAACTCCTTTTCATAATTTTCCATACTGTGAATAGTTAATTTAAAAATATCCCACTCCATAGAACCAAGTTCACCACTTTCTGTAATAATATCTGAAAGTTTAGTTATAAACTGCATATTCTCATTTGTTAATTTCTTACAATCAAATTCTATAGTAATATTTGGAATATCTGAATCCTCAACTCCATCTGTTGGTATAGGTCTTAACTTATCTGTTAAATTATATAAAGTATTAGGTTGTTCTTCTTTTTGATATTTCTTTACATTCTCATAAGAACAATCTGAATAAAATATACTACACCAAGGCTCTAATATTCTTAAATGTTCCATACCACAATTCTGTACTACAAATCCAATATGATATTTTTTAGATACAATAGGTTTCATTGATTCATCATGTTGAACTACAGTTCCCCACTTACGAATAAAATTTCTCATATTTTTAGTAGTTGTGTGAATCCACTCTTGAGAATCTTTCCCAGGTGCACCACCTGCCATCGGATTAAATCGGCTTCCTCTACTTGTCAAGTGATACACAAAACCTTCCCAAGTCTGTTTAAATGAACACCCATTTAATTGTAATCTATTCCATATATCACTATCTTCTTTTGATTGTGGTGCAAATAATTTATCGTGACCACCAACGCTCCAATAATCTTCTTTATGTATTGCCCAAGGTGCAAAAACACCTTCAGTAACTTTATTTTTATACGTATTTTTTATACTACGAACATAATGTAACAAATCTTCTTCTTTAAAATCTTCCGGTTCTATACCAAAATCTTTAAGTAACTTTTCTGGCCCATCAGGATGTAATGGTGGTTCTATTCGTGTTGCGGCTACAATAACTGTAGGTTCAATTAATTCTACTATCTTAGAATCAAGGCCTGGACACGCATACATATCTGAATGAAAAAACATAACTATATCATTAACTGCTTTTTCACATAAAAAATCATACCAATAAACAATACCCTTTCTTTCTGTAGTTTCATTTTTATAGACCTGTATATTATCATCCTCAAGTTGTTGTAACCACTCCCAAGTACCATCAGATGACGCATCATCTGCTAACAATATTTCATGTTGACCATCTAAATTATTTCTAATAGAATTATAACACCATTTTAAATAAGAAATATTATTTCTTGATGGAACTATAAAACTAATCTTCTTCATCTACTACAGACCTTCCTTTTAATTGTTCCCAATCTCTTTCAGGTCTCACTTTTAAATTAGTATTCCAAACTCCATTCAAAGTTTCCATGTCCAATCCCAATGATTCTCCAAACTTTATAATAGCCTGTATATCTTTGGGGAAACAACTACCACCAAAACCAAATTTACCATCTGGTCCTGGTATATTCATATGAGAATGTCCAACTCTACCATCTCTAACAAATCCTTCAAGTGCCATTTCCCAATCAACTCCACACTTGTCTGCTATTAACTTCATTTCATTTAAAAAAGACACTTTAGTTGCAAAGAAACAATTGTTCATATATTTTATCAATTCTGCTGTTTCATAATTAGTTAAAATTACAGGAACCGTTTCTCCAAATCTCCATTTAAATAATTCACTCACTCTTTTAGCATCACGATCAGTGGCTTTTCCACTACCACCAACAATGAATCTGGCTTGATTAATAAAATCATATCTTGCACTTCTTTCAGTTAAAAATTCAGGATTAAAAACTATACTTAAATTACTATATTTTTCTTGTAATTTTCTTGTAGTACCAGGTACAACTGTTGACCTCAATAAAATTACATTATCATCAACCCAATTATAATCTTTACATATTTCACTAATATCATTTAATGCTGAATCTACATAATCAATATTTATAGAACCATCTATATTAGACGGTGTTGGAACTGATAAAAATATAAAATCTGATTCATGTATTGTATCAGATAAAAGATTAAGAGATTTCATTGGGTCTTTATCATAAACCCTAACTTCTGCATCACAACCAGTTTGTGGTGAAAATCCAAAATGAACCGCTGAACCAACAAATCCATTACCTATAATTCCTATCTTCATTTTAAACCTTCAAGTATATCTGTTATATAAGGTACAAAATTCTTCTCATTATAGAATGAATTTTCATAGTTCTTTCTACATATTTTACTACAAGTATCATAAAAACCTTTATCATTCTTTAACTCTTTAGCTAAATGTTTAGCCTTTTCAATATCACCATCATTTACTGATAAATATGGATGCAATTCTTCTTGAGTATCTAATCCTTTATAACCAATACAAGGTATTCCGTGAAATGCACAATTTAATGTAAATGTACCAGCGGCGTGTGTTGGCATCATATGTACACCTATATGAAATTGACTTAAAAAATTTATCCACTCTACCCAAGTCATATACGGGTGATGAATTATATCCATCTCATCTTCTCTATCTATTTTTCTACCCATTGATGGTGCGTGTATTGGCATATCAAACTCTTGAGCAACAATGTATGAATCAAATCCACCATACCATCTAACCATATTACCACCAATTATTACTTCATCTCCCCACTCACTTCGTGGTAAAATACCTAATCGTTCTGTTAACATTAATGTTGGCATCTTATGTACTAATGCATTAGTAAGTCCAGAATAATATTTAACATCTTTCTCATTATGAGCAAATAACATATCAAATTCTGTAAGTATATTATACCACCAAATTTGTTCTTCCATTTTATAATCTTGAAAATACCAATGAGGCCCTTCTTGCATTGATATAACTTTCTTACTAAGTTTTTTTAAATTACCAATCATATCAAACTGTAATAACTTATCTACATTAGTTTTTGGTAGTGTTACTACGGCAAAATCAAAATAATCTTCACCAAAATGTTGTAAAACTCGTGGTACTTCAAATATAGGATAATGTTCTGCTCCTAAAATATATTTAGTAGAAACATCATTCCTCATATTAGGATTATCTAATGAAACCTTACCTGACCAAAGGCCTTCGGTGAACCATGCAATTTTATAATCTTTTAAACCCATTCAACTAATTCTTTAATTTCTTTTTTGGTCATTTTCTTAGCAGTTTTTGAATTATAAGGAGCAGTCAATTTATTATCTTTAACATTCTCTTCCATTCGAATATGAATATCATCACCATAAAGATACGTTCTATCTACCTCATTTTTAGATACTAAATCTTCATCTACTTTTTCACCAGGTCGTTTTCCAACTACCTCTATATCATCAGAAATAACTTTAGCTAATTCTAACATATTTACACATTTCATCTTATACGATTTTACAAACCCACCACCATGATGTAATGCCCAATCAATCGTTCTGTTAATTAACATAGCGGCGTCATTTTTCGTAAATATTAACCGATTCATATTTGGGTCTGTAAGTTTAAGTGGTTTACCTTCCTTTTTTAACTTTAACCAAAATGGTAATACCGAACCACTACTATGAGCAACATTAGCAAATCGAGTTACCGCAAATCTATTAGTATCATTATTACTATTCATAAAAACCCGTTCCATCAAATACTTTGAAGCTCCATAAACACTCTCAGCTAAACAAGCCTTATCTGTACTTATACCAACTGTAATTGGTATATCATTTATTATACTAGCTTCTACCACATTTAAACTTCCCATTACATTTATAGTACATCCAGCAATAGGATTAGTCTCCATCAAATCAATATGTTTCATAGCCGCTGTATGTGCCACTACATCTGGTTTCACATCTTTAAAAACTCTAAGTAAAAATCCCTTATCCTCAATGTTTCCCACATAAGACTTTACATCAGGATATTTTCTCTTCAGACTAGCTATCTTTTCTTCGTTTCTACTAACATTAATAAACTCATTATCATTATCTTTTATGAGAGCTCTACCTACTGTTCCTGTTCCTCCTGTGATTAATATTTTCATTCATATACCTCTTCAATCCATCTATTAACCCAATAAATTACATAATCAATATCTTCTTCAACCATTCTATTATTACAAGGTAATGAAATTAATTTAACCCACTCTTCCTCACAAACTGGATACTCTCTATCTTGTAACAATGGTGTATATTTGTATAATGGTTTAAAATGAACTGATGTATGTATTTTCTTATCTGCTAAATAATCAATCAAATTATCTCTGGTATATATTTTTACTGGTAATCTTGGACAATAGTATTGTACAGTTTCCGAATGCGGTGGTCTTTCTAATACTGGATGTAATTCATTATTATAACGTTCTTGAATATGTCTACGAAATTTTAAATGTTCAGGTAATTTTTTCATTTGTTCTAAACCAATCGCAGCAATAATATCTATCATATAATATTTGTAACCAAGAATATCTACTTGATAATCCCAAGCATATCCAGGTTTACCACTTTTACCTTGAACTCTACTCCAAGTTGAAGATACTCCAAACCAAGTCATTTCTCTACATCTATCAGCTAACTGTTTATCATCTGTAGTAATCATTCCACCATCGCCACAAGGTAATGTTTTAACCGCTTGAAATGACCACACTGCACAATCTCCATCTAACCCAGCTCCTGGTGTATAACAACTGTGAGCTGTATCTTGAAGTATAAACCCATCAAATACTTTTCTTAACTCTTTATAGTCAGCAAAAACTCCAGCGTCATCTACAGCTATCAATAATTCACTATTAGGTTTTTTATATCTTTCAACTTCTTCAGGGTCAATACATAAAGTGTCTCGTTTTACATCAACAATATTAGAAGTAAAATTATTCCATAAAGGTATCATAGCAGTTGCTATAAAAGATATAGCTGGATTAATTACATCTATACCCTTCCAACCCATAGCCTTCATTACTAAATCTTGTCCATGTGAAGCACTTGTTACAGCTATAGCATATTTATGTCCAACCATTTCAGCAAACTTTTCTTCAAATTCAGCCACTTTAGGGCCTTTTCCCCACCATCCACTTTCAATAACTTCTTGTAGTGCTTGAACCTCTTCTTTACCACCTTTTGGCCCTAATACTGATAACATATTTTCTCTAATCTTCATTATCATCCTCTTCAAAAACTTCTATCATTAAAACATTATCATCATTAATCATAACCAATGCACCATTGTTTTGTAACTGACGATTTTAAATCAACTTCTAATTCTTCAATTATATTTTTTAGTTCTTTTTTTTGCATATTATCTACCCATTATATAATATTTTACTTTAAATCCTGCTTTTTCAAATGCTCTCTTACTTGAATGATTATCAGGTTTCACTTTAGAAAAACATTCGGGATGTACTTTCATTATTTCATTTATCATAAATGTACCAACACCTTGATTCCAATAATCAGGATTAACAGATAATGCAATTTCACCATCAATTTGTCTGATATATCCTACTGCTTTTTTATCCCTTAAACATATATAAAAATTATCGTTATATTTTTTCATATATTCTTTTTGTTGTTCTTCTGTCACGAAAGATGAATTATCAAATAACTCTTTTTGTACTCTTTCATCGTTTCTCAAATTTCTAATAAATTCGTGATACTTTTTTTCATTTTTTACAAATTTAAACATACAAACTATTCCGTAGGTGGATTGTTTTCATCTATCTGTCCTCTTGCACACTCATACATAAAATCAGAATCTAAATACCGATTACTTAAATATGTTATTGCATTTGAACCATAAACACGATTAATTTTATATGCAAATAAAATAATAATTAAATTTCCAATACCACCGATACCTTTATGACCTTCTGTATGCCAATTTCCGTCTTTATCTTGTATTGGTTCTACCCAAATTGGTTCAAATCCATGTATATCTTTCAAGTACTTATATTTTGTACAGAAAAAACTGGTTCTCAATGTTTTAATTTGTAATTCCCTATCAAATAAATGTTTAGTTTCATCTTTAGTAAAATCTGCAAACTGCTTACCACTTGCCTTTTCTATACCAAATGGATTAAAACTTGTTGGATAATTCATACAATTACCTATAAATTTATAATTAGAATCTAAAAGTTCAAGACATATATTTACACATTCCCAATTTTTTATTATCACATCATCTTGAAAAAATAAACATATTGTATCATCTTCTATATCTAAAAAATCTATTGCCTGTTGGAATCCACCATCAGCCATACCTAAATTAGGAAACAATTTCCAATCAAAATTTTCTTTAACTTCTTTTGGTGGTTCTCTATGACATGAATAAAATACATCTACAAATTCATTTTCATTTTTAAATTCAATTAAACCATCTATTAAATTACTTTCTCCAGGATAATCAGTATAATGCCAACCAACAACTATTACTTGTATTTTCATTTTTCCACATCCTCCCAAGTATATGTTTTAGATTGATTAAACATATTATATGCATTATGTTCACATAACTTATTTGCACTTTCATACCAACTATGTGCCTTTCTTAATGCACCTGTATTAGTTTTATCTATACCATCTTCTCCTAATACATAATTTCTTTTATTTGGATGTTTTCTATTATGAACCAATAATATGTTTTTTATTATAAATTGTGGAATTTTACCATCAAATGTTTTTATTAAACTATGCATGAATGCTGTATCTTCGTGTACAAAAAACACAGATTTTGGTATATTAACACCACTTTTAACTACATCAGATGATATCACTAAACCACAACCATTAAATTTATACTGGTGGGTAACTTGAATATCTAAATCTTCAACTTTATCATTAATTTCATCCATTTCTTTTCTATTCATTGTATATCTTAAACTCCACCAGTTTTCTGTATCACCATCTATGAATGGTTTATCTGTAAAATCTGGATGTTCTAAAACTTTCCAACTGTCATCCCACATTTTACAAGTACTAAAAAATCCAACATACTTTGGAGTATCTCCGTTAATAGCTGTCGTGTGTAGATTATCTAAAATTTCAAATGTTTGTTTTGGTATTAATGAATCACTTTCACCCCACATTAAAACATCAACCTTTTCACAATAATAATCATTAAACCATCTACGATAATCCGCTATTGTAACAAGTTTATCTGTAACTCTCCATTCAACATCAACATCAAATGATTTCATCATATCTTGAAACTTAAATCTTAATGCATTTATTTCGTGTTCGTCATCAATCTTTTCTAACTCTTGATTAGTTACAAAAGTAAAATCAACTGTTATATTTTCTTTATTTTCAATTTGTCCTAAAGATTGTTTTAAACTTTCTATATATTCTTCAATGATTTTAATTTCATACCATTGAACAAGACAACCTATTGCAATTGTATTATTTAACTTAACCATTTTTAATCCTCGATTTACAAATTATACCCTCTCTATCTTTCAAGTATTTATTCACACTTGTCGGATTTACAAGTTCATCTTTCTGACCTCCGATATACTGAACTACTTCTATCATTCCAGTATTTATCATATCATCAACTGCCGATTTTACTTCATCTAATAATCCGTAATCATCATAAACCAAATGGATATTACCAAAAGTTTTAATAGAATTTATAGTATCAAAAACAACTTGATGATATTTATGTATAGCATCAATAAAAACAACATCAACTTCTTCATCTTTAAATGTATCATAATATAATGAAGTTACACCAGGTACTATCCAATCATATATGTCACCTATATAATATTCAATATTATTTCTATCCTCATTAAGATTTCGTGCTAAATCAACCCATTCCTGATTAATATCAATAGTGATTACCTTATTAAATAGAAAACTTAATATTCTCGTTGTATGTCCTTGAAAAGTTCCAACCTCTAAACAATTTTTATTTTTAAATTCATCTCCAAAATAATCTAATAAATCATCTTTAAATTTATGTGTCGTTGTCCAATTCAGTTCACTTTTATCAGGAACATTTTTAAATATTTCTCCTCTATTCATTTAATTCCCCATAAAAATGTTCGTATGTTTTTTGCATAAAATAATTTGAAATTTGATTGTCTTTATTATTAGGTATTGCATTATACTGATAAATCCAACCGATTTTTGTGAACAACAAATCATCACCTAATATTTCTTTGCGTGTCATATCGCTCATATTATATTCATAAGGTAATAATTTTAAATCTATTCCTCTTTGATGTATTAACATATTAACCGGTGTTTGGTCTGTTCCAGTATGAAATGTTTCTTGTAATTGTATTAACAAATCTTGATTTGTAAAATAAAAGTTTACTATATCACGATAAAATTGTTTATGATTTTTATTAACTAACACGAATCCACAATCAAGATACTTCCACCATGGCATCATATAATTATCAAATGCATGTTTTGAATAATTTTCTAAACTTCTTAAAACCCAATCCCAACTACCATCAAATTGTGCTCCACATAATTTACCTTCACTCATATCAAAAAAGTTAGGACACTCTGGATGTACTATTGTATCTGCATCAATCATTAAAACTTGGTCATATTCTATTTCATTTGAGTCTAATATGTCAAATAAATAATATCTTTGCCAACAAATAGCCATTTTCTCTTTTTCCAAAACTAAATCATTTAACACAAATAACTCACAATTATTTTTATCACACCATCTTTTCCAACTATCTATTGAATACTTGTAAGCATATCTTCTACTACTTGAATATCTACCATCACCACCTAAATCAATATCCATCATAAAAACTAAATTCTTAGTATTCATAATCAAATAACTCCAAATCTCTACGATATACATTTGAAACTAATTCTATTGTTTCATCATCATAATAAGTTTTATAATTACTATGACTTCCACCAAAACGAACTGTTGGTAATCCAGTATAACCATGAATTTTTAATAACTCATACTCCAAATTTAATTTATCACACAACACTTTAAAATCTTTATTTAAATTTTCAAACTTTCCTATAAAATCTACAAATAGTTCTTCATCTACTTCTGCATAATAACTTTGATTCAACCAATGTGAATTTGAAGGATAACCTTTACTATCAAGTAAATTTCTTTTTACAAATGTCTTAAAATCTGGTGAACTATAATAACGACTATCACGTGTTTGCCACATCTTCCTTTCTTGTAATGATAGCGCTTTAGATGCGATTTTATTAAAATTATTAGCACGTGTTTTAATTAAATATTCGTCAGCGTCACTCCCTACGCCCGGTACCCGCGGGTCACGGACACCACTATACATGGGTGTTTTCCTATAAGAAGACCATGTTATATCTTCTCGCAGATGGCTGTACGCAGAAACTAATCTATCAAACGGATTTCTAACAAAAACAAATTTAAAATAATCATTTTTAATTTCTTCATTTGTCAAGTTACTCCACCAAGTATCAAACTTTACTTTATCGTCTTTTTGACAACTACAATCTGGAACTAATCCCATACCCTTTACAATTTGTTTTTTAGGTTCCTGTTTATATGGTGGTAATCGTGCACCTTCACCAGCTGTACCTTCTTTAACTACGTCTAATCGAAACATACGTCTATAAATTGTAGTTCCAGCTGTTTTCGCTGGTTTCATATAAATAAAGTTGTTATCAACAGAATAACACATATCTTTTAGTAAAAATTTAGTAGAATTAATATGACTTTTTATATTACTCATTTTAAATTTAAGATACAACCTTCTCTGTCATTCATAGTCCAACCAGCTGCTGTTTTAAAACCTCGTTTCTCACCTATAAACGTATCTAATGATACAGCACCTGTAGTAACAATTTCATAAATAGCTTTTTGAATTTCAACTTTCGGATTACCATAATCATCCATAATGATAATTGGTTTATTAAAATAATCCATAACTTTTGGTATATCGTGTTTCACGTGTTCGTATGTATGACCCGCATCTATCATCACAACATCTACCTGTGGAAAATCCCATTCTTCTGTATAAATGTCTTTTTGTATAAATTCTACATTATCTCTATCTTTACATTTCTTTTCAGCTTGTTCTATATTCCAACTATCTTTTTCAACTCCATATACTTTTTTAAATACATTACTATAAACTACAGTTGAATTACCCTGACAACTACCTAATTCTATCATTGTTAAATCTTTGTATTTCTTATGAGTAAAAGTTTTTAAAATATCTCTCTTAAATTTTCTACTCGTAGTGTATTTTGCTGTATCTTTATGTGGCATTAAATCTAAAATTTTATCATATTTTATTTCATCATAATTGTACCTACTTTTTATCATATCCCATGTTTGTTGCATTAACTTAGTTCTATTATCTTTAGGTATGCCATTAAAGCTACAGTTATATCCATACTTTATAAAAAAAGGTGTCTTATCTTCATCAAGTTGCCAGTTAAAATTAAATAATTCCTTCCTTTGTAAATGTGTTAATTTAAATGGTAAAGGTAAATCTGTATTTATATCAATGTTATTCGTCTGTAACCAATAATTCATAGGTGTTTGTTCTGTACCTTTCTTTACAACTTCATCTTGTAGTTTAACAAATTCTTCTATGTTATCTATATAAAACTGTTTAAAGTTATTGAATAAATCTTTATGTTTTTCATTAAACACCATAAATCCAGAGTTTACGTACTTAGTCATATCCAATTCAAAACCTCCGAATATATCTTTATATCCTTGAATACTTTCATATATCCACCTCATATTATCCATATCTCTCCACGCAGTGAATCTTCTATCTGTTAGCTCGAAAAAGTTAGGTGTATCCCATCTAATCATAAAAGAACTATCAACCAGTGCTACCTGATCATATTCTATATTTCTTCTTTCAAGTTCATCGAATAAGAAAATAGCCTTTTGCCAATTTACTCTATACTTAAATAAATCTTTTTCTACTGGTTCAGTAAACGGTACAAATAAACAGTCATTTCGTTCACACCAGTATTCCCATGTATTTCTTGAGTATTGAAAATATTCATAACCCCCATACTTTTCTGTATGTTCTGTATTTACTACTGCGGGCCACCAAACAACATTTTTTTTCAATTTAACAACTCCTGTGGAAAAGTACTTGTTTCACTATTCATTGAATCTAATAGTTCTTCGTTTCTCTCCTGTGTTAACGAAACAAAATTACCATAATTTGAATATCCATATTCTGACCATGAATATGGATGCATTAATACATGAAGTTTTTTAACTTTATTAAAATTTAATTTCAATGGGTGTCCGAATTTCCATTGATGATTTGAATCTGATAAATAAGTTACATTTAAATCTTCTGGTAGAGGTCCTTCTACATATTCAAAAAACAATTCACCATTACAATTAATCAACTCTTCAATTTTCACATACCAAGATAATAATTGTGGATTTACATTAGGTCTATGAAATGCAAATCTATCTATTTTAAATCCATAATAATGTTCTAGCACTTCAATATCTTTCAAAATATTTTTTGTTATTTTTTCAGCTCCTAAATTTGGTGGATTTTGATGTAATCCTATCTTATGTCCCAAATCACGAATTTCTTGAACAGCCTTAATATTTTTTTCTGATAATGCGTTGTATGTATTATTTCTTAGTTGAACAGTATAAGTAGAAACTACACCTAATTCATCAGCTTCTATTCTTGCCATTTTAAGAGCTCTATCAACTGAAAATTCTATATCATGTCTAAGTACACAAAATGATGTTGTATCACCATTTACATCAGCAAAATCAACAATAGGTAGATTTACTTTAATTAAATTGATAATATTTTTGAATTCGTTATAACTAAACATTTAACAACCCTTCTTCTAATAATCTTTCTACTGTTGAATGATATAATGAACCTTGAGGTGTAGCTCTATTTGATAATAAACCTCGTTCACCTTCTAAACAATATTTACTAACTCTATATGCTGGTGAAATATATCTAATTGTATCTAAATAACCATTTCTTACCATGAACCCATAAAAATTTTGAACTGGTTTTTCCCAATCTTTTATACTAAGACCACCTGTTGGGTACGTAGTACCATAATAACCTATACCTGCATTGTCAGTTTCACCTGTTCTATCTAATTCAATATTATCTATATCAAATTTACCACCCATTTTTTCAATTATTTCTGGTTTAAAGAAATCAAATGACCCACGAACTTTACCAGTCATATTTACTATACCATTTGATAATATTAACCACTCACCATCATTTTTAACTTCTGAATAATCACCCGGTCCTGCGTTTTTAAATTCTGGTAAATCATTCATAGAATAATCATTTCTAAATAAAGTTTCAATTTTATTATCTAATACATCAATAAACAAATTATCGTTAAAAACGAAATTATCATCATGTGAAAATAAAAGCATATCATAATTCTTATAGTTATTTTTTTCTAACCATTGATTTGTAATAGCCCAATCACCACAAGTATTTGGTTCTAATATATAATGCCAACCATTTTCTTCAAGATAATTAACAGTAGCTATTTTTTCGTATAAGATTTTATCTATTTTTTCTAAAGTACCATTACTTAATTGAGATAAAAATTTTTGTTTCTCTATATCAGATACTTCAGGTTCTCTATGAGAAACACAAAAATAATCAACTTCCCAATCTTTCGGTATTTTTTGTGTTCTTACCTGTTGATAAAATTTTAGTGGAAAGTGCCACCCATTAATTACTACAGCTAATTTCATACAATCTCTTTCAAAACTTTAATAACTTCTGTTTGTTCATCATCAGTTAATGTAGGATACATTGGTAATGAAAATATTTCATTAGCTAATTTTTCAGTTATTGGTAAATCTCCATCTTTCCAACCTAAATATTCATATCCTATCATAGTATGAACTGGCCACGGGTAACTTATATTTAAATGTATGTCTCTTTCAGTTAAATCTTTCATTATTCTATCCCTATCAGGATGAGCAACCACATATATATAATATCCATGTCTATTGTAGTAACATTCTTCAGGTAAAACTAATTCTGTATCTGATAATTCTTCATTATATCTTTCTGCAATCTGTCTTCTTCTATCTATCCATTCATCTATATAATTAAGTTTTTTAAGTAGTATTGCTGCATGTACTTCATCTAACCTAGAATTACAAGTATCTGGTCCATGTTCTAATGCATAATATTTACCATTCCAATGACCTGATGACATTTTTTTTCTTTCCATTCCAAAAAATCTCATACGATTCATCTTATCATATAACTTCTCATCATTAGTTGTAATAAAACCACCATCACCATAAGCACCAAATATTTTAGTTGGATAAAAAGAAAAACAACCAACATCACCTATTGAACCTGCTTTTCTACCGTTATAAGTAGCACCGTGTGATTGTGCACAATCTTCAATAACTCGTAAATTATTCTCGTGAGCAGTATTCATAATAATACCCATATCACACATTTGTCCAAACAAATGGACTGGTATAATTGCTTTAGTTTCATTATGTATTGCACTCTGTAATTCTACTACATCCATTAAAAAATATCTATCAACATCAACAAATACAGGTGTTGCTCCAGTCATTACAATAGCTGTTACAGTAGGAACTGCTGTGTTTGATACAGTAATAACTTCATCTCCTGTACCGATATTCATAGCTTTTAAAGCAATGTACAATGCATCTGTACAATTACCTACTCCTATACCAAACTTTGAATCACAATATTTAGAAAATTTTTCTTCAAACTCTTCTACTCTTGGACCAAAAACCAATGTTCCTCCACTAAACACGTTATCTACTGCATCTAAAATTTCTTCTCTTAATGCTTCATATTCTTTTTTATAATCCCATACTTTTATCATAATTGTCTCCTATACGTGTGATATGATAGTTCTAACTGAATTAGCTACCCAAGATTCTTTTTCTAAACATTGTTTTATTTGATACATACTCATCCAAATAAAATTATCATTTTTAAAAGTAATATTATACTCTTCTTCTACTTCTACTATCATATTCAAATTTCGTTTACTATAAAATCTACCACCGTCTTCAGATTGCCATTTCTTCAATAAAACTTTACCTACTTTTTCCGCATTCTGAAAAATATTTAAATAATTTGGAACATTACCTAAATGAGCTGCGTTTATATTACTGAATGTAGCTTGTAATGTTGGACTAATTTGAACTAAATTTACATTACCCGGTTCTGATTTGGCTTCCAATAAATAATGTGGTATTCCTTCAAATCTTTTTCTAACAATCCCGAGTATACCACCATCTAAACCAACTTGTTTAAAAAGGGGTTGGTCCCATCCTCTTTTTGCTTCTCTAATTTTAGTGTGTACTCTAAGTGCTTGAACTGAATAAAATTCACCACTTGTATGATATATAATATCTCCATCAAAAATCCATTCACTACAGTCTTTCAAAGATATTTCTTCAATAACCATTTCTTTTTTATCAAGTACACTTTGATACCATTTTTCTATATCTTCAAATGTATGAAAAGTTGACCAATCTTTTAAAGTTTCAAAATGAAACTCTAATTGATTTTCATCAATTTTACTTGTCATATTTAAACCTAAAATATGTTTTTTATATTTATTTAACTGTTTTAAATATTTATCTTGTTTCATTTTAAACTCTCAACTGTTAACTTAACTCCATCTTGTAAATTAACTCTTGGTTGCCAACCAATTACTTCTTCTAATAACCTATAATCTCCTACATAACTACGCATTTCAATGGGATTCAAATCAATAGTATCATCTTCCGTGACTGTAACATCTGTTAGTACAGAGGCTATAGTGTTCCACATATCTGATATAGTTGTTAATTTATTACTTCCTACTACAAAAAATCTACCATCAAAAATATCATCATTAGCTAAACCTGTCTTTATAAAAGCTTTAACTATATCATCAATATAAACATAATCTCTATAACAATTTCTATTCTTAAATAACTTTAATTGTTTATGTTCAATTCCATATTTTATGACTCTGGCAATCAATGAACCTGACGTTTTTCTATTTATATCTTTATCTCGAACAGGACCGTAGATATTTGGTAATCGTAAAATAATACTTTTCAATCCAAACTTTTCGTTATATATTTTTAAATAATGTTCTGAAAGTAGTTTGTGTGCTGACCATTCTGCTGCTGGTTTTGCATTTGTGTTTTCATTTACTTTATCTTCATTTACTATTCCAAATACATTAGTTGAACTTGCAAAAATAATTTTTGGATTACATCTTTTCTCAACACAAGTTTGTAACATATGTAAAACTGATACTGAATTTACATTTAAATCTCTTTCTGGTGTTTCATGTTCTACTTCTACAGCTGCTAAATGAAAAATAATATCAATATCATCTTTTATAATATCATTCCAAGTTTCTTTTTTAGATACATCACCGGTAGAAATAATTAAATTACAATCAATGGAATTAAACGACTTTACTAAAGTTGAACCTATATAACCTGTACTACCTGTTATTAATATATTTAATCCTTCATAAGAAGTCATTTAAAATCCTGTCTTACCATCCCATTCAAATGGTATTAATTCATCATTAAACGGTATTCTGTATTCATCGAGTTCTTCATGATGATACGGTTCAGTTGTAATACTAATAATATAAGCATCCTCTTTACCTACAGCTTCAAAACCGTGATAACAACCTGTTGGTATTTTTACTAATACTGGATTATCTTTGTTTACAATATATTCTTTTAATTCACCGTATGTCGGTGAACCATCTCTATCATCAAATACAACAATTCGAGCTGTACCATTAATACAAGTAAAATAATCTGTTTTTATTCTATGATAATGCCAAGCTTTTACAAAACCTGGTTCGCAGCAAGTGATATATACTTGACCGAATTTTTTATAAATAGGATCATCCATTCTCAATATTTCCATTAAAAATCCTCTATCATCTGAATGAATTGTCAACTCTTTAGTTATAAAAGCATCTTCATATTCTTTTTCTTTCATATTAATCTATCTCCATTTTATTTTTTTCTTTTATTATATAATCACTACAAATACCTGCACAGTTACTATAAGCTGTCTTACTTATTCTTTGTATTTCTGGTAATACACATATTGATTTTTCTGTTAATGGGTACGTTGGATATGTCCATAAATAACCGTGTGAAGTCAATGTAACATCATCTTTTTGATGAAAGAAACAATGAGCTTCTATCTTTTGTAGTTCATATAATACCTGAATATCTTTAGCGTGACACCAAACTTCTTTTCTTTTTAGAAAATCTGTTCTAACTCTATATTGAGGTCTATCATGTCCAGTCCAAAATATTCCCTCATACCAATGAACATCAATCTCTACATCAAAACCTTGTTCAATAGCTTCTTCACAATATCCTTGACCATTTTCAAGTTTTGACTCTTTACCGTTTGTATTTCCTCTATGTGCTATAAAAATCATCTATAACTCCCTCACATCTATAAAACTACCACTTTCAAGTTCTTCTTTTAATTGTGGTAATAACTCATAAATCTTCTCTGCAGCCTCATCTGCAGAAGGAGCTTCATTATTTTCTCTTAATTCTACAAACTTTTTTTTCCATTCAAATTTCTCCCCATCTACTTCTTCACATATAAAATCTTGCATTGAAGTATTTACTGGTCCTGGTGAAAGTGATAAAAAATGTGTTTTAGGATTTTCAATTGCATAAACTTTCATCATCATATTAAGTGCTGCTTTAGAAATAGAATAATTTCCCCAACCTGTATATGTATTAATTGCTGCACCCGAAGATATTGCTACTACTTGTTTAACTTCAATTTTCTTATTAATTAAATAATCAATAATCATTTTATTAGATAATGTATTAATATCAAGTACTCTTTCTAGTTCGGGTAAAACTACTTTATTTGAAAATTCAATTTGACCGAGAACACCCGCATTAAGGATAACCACATCAATTTCACTTACATCTTTTAGCAAAGTTCGTAATTTTTCAGGAATTTGATGTTTCCATATAAGATCACATTCAATATGATTATACCCTTTAACTTCGCTTCTACTCAATCCAGATACGGTATATCCTGTCTCAGAGTACTTTTCAGCTAAAGCTTTCCCTAATCCAGCACTCATTCCTGTGATTAAAACATTCTTCATTATATTTCCACTCCATGATAATATAGTAACAACAATTCTTTATTAAAATTATCTCTATCTAATCCTTTTACTAAATCACAAAATAGAATAAACTTACTCATTGGTACATTTAATTTTCTAGCTTGTGTTGCATAGTGGTCTGTAATACCATATCTTCCAGTTACCATAAGATATGGACTTACTGTTTTCTTAAATAAGGCTTCATAATATTTGTGAATAAACTCATTCAATTTCAATGCTTTATCATCATCAAGTACATTCTCTAATTTTAAATTACCGGCACCCTTTCCAAGAGACATTACTGATGTATCACAGTAATCTACATAAGGACTTTCAAGACACTTAATATAATTCATATAAGCTTTACCAGTATGATTGTGTAGATGAAAACAAGTTTTCTTTCCAGAATCTATTATCCTCTTGAAAAATTGTTCATATCTTTTTATATCTCTATGTAAATTTAAATGTCCGTGTGTATCTGCAAAACCTATAATATCAAAATCAGAATCAAGAACAATATCAAGTGCAGAATTGAGTTCATCATCTATATAATTGGTCGTATTAAAAAGATTAAATGCTATAACTAAACCAGTATGTTTTTTTAGTTTAACGGCAAATTCAAATCCCTCTTTAACCATATCTTTTCTACAAGTCATTCTAATCATTTTAATTTCATTTTGATTATCTGTAGGATAGTCGTTTAAATCTTTACTACAATAAGAATAGTCAATCATAACAGATATATTATTTTTACCTTGTTCACCTGTAACTTTTTTGACTGTATCTATATCTAAATTAAAAAATCTATTCTTACTTTTCGCTGTTTGTTTCCAATAACCCATCTCTACATAACTAACATCTAATTCACTCATTAAATTATAATACTCTTGTGCAAATTCTATTGGCCAATCGAAATCACAAGTAAATCCACCGTCTCTTAATGTAACATCAACTAATTCTATTGTTTCTTTCACTATATAACTCTGCTAGTTTAAAATCTTCAAAAGTATCTATCTCTATACTCTCAGGTAATTGTATCGGATAAAAATAATTATTTTCACTCGTTCTATTCTTATTCTTCATAAATTCTTTTTTCGTGAATATAAAGAAAGCTCCATTACCCATTATAACTGGTTCTAAATTCTGTGTTTTAGGAACTTCTTCAGGATTAAAATTTACCGGTTGTCCTTTGAAATATGTAAATTCTTTATGTTCTGTACACGCACATACTGTATCATAACCTTTAGTTAACATTTCAGTAGCTTTTAGTATAGTTTTTAACTTTATAAAAGGTGATGTTACATGAGGTGTTATTATTATTCCATCTTCATCAACAACAAATTTATTTAAAAAGTTTTCAATCATAAATAGTACCGGACTTACTCCAAATTCAATATTATTCTCCATCTCAACAAATCTTGAATCTCTTTTATAACAAGTTATATTAGTTAAAGTTTTACATTCATTAAATATTCTATCACTATCTGTATCTATATATACATCTTCGAGTGCCAACTCATTTAACAAATGCCTATATAATGGTATACCACTTAAAGTAAGAAAGTTTTTATTGGGTAATCTTTCTGATTCTTCTTTTATTATTATAAAAAATTTCATTCTTCAATAAATGTACAAACAATAGTTCTCTCTTGAAGTGGATAAACTTCATCACCTGGATCTAACTCTATAAAATGTATATCTTGCCACTTACCCAACATCAATTCACCATTTTCAATTGGTACTATTTCTGATGTATTAAAAAATAGTGTTCTCATATGAGCGTATGCATTAATTCTTTCTCCTTGAGGTACGTCATTACGTAAGGATATCAAATCATGTAGATATCTTCTATTTTCTGGTTTATGTTTTGGTAAATATTTATCAAGCCAAAATCTTATATCAGCGTGATGCAATGTTTCATTTTCAAGTACTCTCAATGAAGTAGTAGTATGTGTTGTGTACATATTAACTAATCCACTTTTACCCCACTCTTTTGCATACGCAGCAACTTCAGGTGTAAGTATTGTAAAAAGTTTATCTGTTTTTATTTTAATAGTTTTTTTCATTTTAAAATATCCTCTAATTTTTGATATTCAAGTTCAGGAAAGGTGTTTGTTGCATCACAATTTATTAAATTTATGCTATGCTTGTCAAGTTCTTTTTTAACGTGATTATAATTTATCCATTCTCGTTTTCCTTCTTTTCTTACACTATCATAAAAGTGGTCCCAACCACCATCACAACCTAACAAATAAATATCCTTAAATCCTAAGTATACTGCTAAAGGTATAGCTAAGTTATCTATAGTGCTTCCTCCATACGCTGTAATTGTTTCTAAATTTGTATCTATATAATACTCATCTGTTTTTAATAACGTTTCTCTATTTTCCATATGATTTATATGAATACCACTTTTTTCATTGTGTTTAACTATATAAATATTTTCATATTTACTATCTAAATTAATTCCTCTACAAGTAGAACCAGGATTGTTATGACAATTACCGTGTCCGTTCGAATATTTATCTGCAATCATACATCTGTTACATATCACATACCAGCCGTCATTCATTTTATCATTAAAAATAGCATGATAATGGTTTTCCATAACTGTAGTATCTGCTATACAGAGATAATCTGGTGTAAAATCTTCTTTAAGTAAAATTAAATTAATACCTATTGTAACTTCATCTTTTAATAATGATAAATCTAATTCATTTAATGAAGTACCTGTACCAACTACAAAACATCTTTCTTTTTTATCTTTATAGTAATTTTTTTCTACCATTATTTAATATCTTCACTTATTTGATTCAACCAATATGACATTTTTAACTTTTCTAAATTATATTCTTTATCCATCATTTCTTTATATTTGTCTTCTAAAAATTCTTCTGTAAGACTACATATATCATCAACTTGTAATATAGGTAAATCATCGTACCAACTCATACCGAGTGTCTTTTGAACAATAGGTATAACACCAATGTACATAGCTTCCCAAGTTCTATGTGAATCCGCACAACAACTCTCAGGTGAGATTGCAAATTTATGATGATACATTTCTCTCAAATATTCAAACTGTCTACCTACACCTTCAGTTGCCCAACTTTTATCTCGGAAATAGTACACAATTTCATCTCGTTCCGCGTTAGTACCTAATCTGAAATTAAAGACGACTAAATTATCATCTCTCTTTTTTTCATTAAATAATACTTTATCTCTTATTAGTTCGATTGTAATATTACATAAACCGTTTGGTACGGGTCTAAATTTATCATTATCAACACACATCAAACCTTTACTATATATTCTTTTTATATTTTTCGGTGTATTGTATATATCATATATTTCAGGAAAATTACCTCCGTGTGGTTCTGGTGAAGTTACCACATATAAATCTTCCACATCTAAATTTACAGTTCTTTTAGTTTTTGCTAAAAATGAATTTATATTATCAATTAGTACACCTTTAACTCCAGTTGATTGTTTATCTGTTACTTTTAATATACCCGCATCATCATTTGTACCCAAAATAATATCATAATCTTCAAAATATCTACTCATCCAATTAGGTGAATCTCCTTGTGTATCAGTAATGAATTTAACTTTTTTATTTTCTTTTAAAAATGATTTTAATTTATCATTCCAAATATGTCCTATATTAAATCCCCATTTACCCGTACCTGGTCCGACATGAACACCAGTCCAATGTATAAATTCATCTCTCTCTATAGATTTTAGATATTCTAATGTAAATTTAGATTCCATCTTTTTTCCTTTGTACTATTTTTTTATCTTTTATCAATCCTACTTCTGTCCACTCTGTTAAAAAATCTGAACGTGTTTTTATTTCTTCATAAGCCCCCACTATATCCATCGCTTTAGGTTCAGTCCAATGAGCTTTATGTACCCATGCGTGTTCTGCTAAATTTCCTGACCAATAATCATCAAATATTACTATACCACCTTCACTTACAAGTTTAGCATAGTCATCCCAATCTTGTATTACACCCTTTTTTGTATGGTCTCCGTCTATAAATAATAAATCTATTGAACTCCCTAATATAGAATTAACTTTTTCAATAACTGATGAATCGTGTGATGAACCTTCTATCAGATTATATAAATGTTTATGTTTATTATGTTTTACTACATTACTATTTACTGAAGAAATTGTGTTAGTCCCCCCACTTACAGGGTCTTCTGTAAGTCCTGTTCTACTTTTATAGTAACCATTAAAATAATCAATTGAAACATAATGTGATTTGTATACAGTCTGCATCATTGTTAACATAGAACCGCCCCATAAAGTTCCAATATCTAAAACTTTCTTACACGTATCTCCCATCAACTCTTTAACTAAATATAAAATATGAGTTGCTCCGTGTTCAGCATTCATAGCTACTCTACCAATCATATCTTTATTGATAGATTCTACAACTTCTAATGAATAATCTAATTTTTTGTGATTTAATATATCTTCTAATTTAAGTTGCATTCCTACTCTCAAATTCTTTTACATATCTATCTAAATCTTCTGGTGTTCCTAATCCCCACATCTGTTTTCTATCAATATGATATGTCTTTATCTTTTTACCATCTTCTATTGCTTCATTATAAACAGGACATACATAAAATTCATTATTAGTTCTAACATCTTTATCTAACATTTGTTTACAATATTTTATATAATCAGAACCTCTTGTCCAAAAATATACACCAACTGTAGCTATATTACTAATTGGGTCTTTCTCAGCTACTCTTTCAACGTATCCGTTATCATCAAGTTTTGCAAAACTCCATTTCGGGTGTGTTGATTTAAATGTTAATATCCCTCCATCAATATCATCTGCTATCATAGAATACATAAACTCATTACTATTCCAATCAAGATACTGGTCTGAATTTGCCATTAATAATGGTTCATCATTATTAATATATTTTTCTGCTAATAATGTTGTACACGCCGCACCTTCAGTTATTCCATCTATCTGTACAATTTCACAGTTGGGTGAAATTAAGTTTAATAAATGTTTTAAATTATACTTTTCATAATGTTTTTTTTGTACAACATAAATATACTTAGCTTCTATGTTTAAACTTTCCACTACCAGTTGTATCATGGGTTTTCCTTCTACATCAACTAATGGTTTTGGAAAACTATAACCAACTTTTTCAAATCGTTTTCCGGCTCCTGCCATCGGTATTAATACATTCATTGTATCTCCTTGCCACTTAGGTTTAATTTCTCCATCTCTATCCGTTGTCTTAATTACTTTTTTAATTTTATCATAACTAACATCTTCAGTATTTTTTACAGAACATAAAATTGCTCCACTACTTAAAGCACCTTTTCTACCTATATGTGAATCTTCTACAATTACAGTTTCATTTGGATTTACTTCCGCCTTAATCATACACTTTAAATACATTTCTGAATTTGGTTTTGAATTTTTTACATCCTGATTAGAATACATAAAATCAATATATTCAAAAAAACCTTTTCTAATTAATTGTAATTTAGCCGTTTCTCTAATTGAATTAGTTGCACATGCTAATTTATAACCTTCTGATTTTAAACTTCTTAGTATACCTCTGATTCTATCATCTACATTAAATCCATCAATAATCTTTAAGGTCATTTCTTGTTTTAATTTCCATACAGTATCATGTAAGTTTTCAGGTAGTCCTTTATTTGTTGTAAGCATATTTAATTTTTTAGTAGTTGATAATCCGTCGTATGTTGACAAATGTTCATCTCGATTTATAATATATTTTTGATTTATATGTGATAACGCTTTATTCAACGCTTCATAATGTATTTCTCTTGCGTCAACTAATACTCCATCTAAATCAAAAATTATTAATTTAATACGTGTTGTATTTACATTATTTTTATCCACAATAACTCCCCTTTAATCAACTTTAAATACTACTTTATCACCGACTTTACTCGGAGTTTTTACACATATAATACCACAATCTTCTAAAAAATCTGGGTCTGCTATTTCATATGGTTTAACAATAAAAATATCTCCTGTGTTTAACTCTTTCCCCTGCATTATCATTTTACCACTAACTAATAAATTTATTTCAGTAATATCTTTATGATAATGCCATTCCCATTGTTCACCTTTTGGGTGTACTCTATAACAAACTTCAAAATCTTTTGTTTTATATGCTGTAGGTTCAAAGTCTCCAACAAACCAACCCTTAAACATATCTTTAAGTTTAAATATATCCATTATATTCCAATCTCCTCCCAATCAATAGTTTCAAATCCTTTATCTGTTTCTACATTAACACTTATAGCTCTATCTGGTAACCATTTTGTTAATTTATCATTAATTAAAACTCTCGCACCATTACCTACATTCATTATTAATTGATCCCAACACAACCCTAATTCTCTTAAATCTTTTTCTGTCATTTCTCGTGCACTTTCTTTCCTACCGGTCATTAAAATAATCCTACATCCTGTTGAATCCCATTCATCAAATTTTTCTAACACACCTGGTAATATTTCTGCTTTATTACGTGTAACAACAGAAAATCTATGTGAATGTTTTAGTATTGTTCCGTCTAAATCACATATTATAGTTTTCGGTTTATTTTGTTTATATTCTCTTTGTTTTCCCAAATAATTTTTATAATCTTCAGGTGAACCTAAAGAATGATATTGTCCACTTTCAAAATGATAATTTCTTATTTTTTTACTATTTTCAATTAATATATTATATGTTGGTGCTATATAATATTCATTTCCAGATTTATTACCTCTACTAATCAGTTCTTCAGCTGAAACTATAAAATCTTTACCGTGTTTCCAATAATGTAATCCAATTAACGCTAAATTACTTATAGGTTTTTTTTCTGCTAACTCTAAACCTAACCCATCTTCATCTACTTTTATATAACTATTTTTAGGACTACTTGAATCATAAGTTATAACTACTCCATCATCTTCTTCATTTATTGAATTTATAAATTTATCTGATGACCAATCTAAAACTTGATCGCAATTTGTTATAATTAACGGTTCATTATTATTTATTGATTCTTTCGCTAATAAACACGTAGCGGTAGCTCCTTCAGTTAAATAATCTACTTCGTAAATTATAGGTTTGTCTGTAATTTTATTTAAAGTTTCTTTCAATAAAATATTATGTTCTTCATTTTCATATTTTCTAACGATAAATATGTACTGACCTTCAATATCTAAAGACTCTACTGCCAACTCAACCATTAATTTATTACCTACTTTAATTAATGGTTTAGGTATATCATACCCTTTTATTTTAAATCTTGAACCCGCTCCTGCCATTGGTATTAAAATATTCATATTATTTGATTTTCCTTCATATGTTTAATTATAATATCATCTAACTCAAAATAATCATCTCCGTGTATGCACTTATACCAATGTTTACTATATTCACCTTTAACTAATGCGTTACTTACCACTACTGGATAATTACGATTCGTTCCTAATATTTTATATCCATCATTGTAATAATCTTGTAATTCAAATTCCCACGGTCCTCCTAAACCTGGTTTCATATATTTCAACATATATTCTTTTGACCAAATAGATGGTTGACAACAAACTCTATACATTGATGTTTGACTTAGTTCAGTAACTTCTACATCACTCTGACCATATATAGGGTCTATTATTGTTCTATAAGTTGTATAAGATTTATTAATTGAATTATTTGTAAGGTCAATACGACCTATATTATCATCTAAACAAGTTAATAGTTGTTCATAAACATATTCATTAAATGGTTTTATAAAAAAGTGGTCTTCTTGCATAAATATAAAATAATCATCTTCAACTGTACTAAAATAATTATGGAAATCAGTAGTCCATCCTTTTGACCCATTATTTGAACCCAAAGCTATAATACTAAAGTTTTTTGGAAGTTCATATTCACTAATTGTTCCTCTATTAAGAACTGTTACTTCTATATCATCAGACCAAAATTTATTAAATAAATATGCATATGGTGTTAATGCACTAACATAATCATCACAAGTTGCTACAAATACTTTCATGCTACATACTCCGCGGATAATCGTTTATCTTTTAAACTTCTAATTGATGAATGTTGATTCATTTTATACTCATATTTAGGTAGTACTCGTTTTGACCATTCTACATCTTCAGATTCACCCCAATTTAAATTTTCATTTAACGGTTCATCTTCCATTACATATTTTTTAGCTACCCAATAACCACCTGAAATATACATATATTCAAATTTATTATAATCGTATGATGGTAATCTTAACCTATGATTAGGGTCTGTAATAACTGGTCTTGTTTGAACTTCTTGAGCTCCACCAGGAAAATTAAGTTCAGGGTCATCATAAGCACACCAATCTCGAAACCTACTACCGTCAAGATTTTTTATTATATTCATACAAATATCCCATTCATCTCCAAATTTTTGAAATCCTATATACCAGTCGTCTTCTAAATAAAAATAATCATGTAAAAATACAATATTATCATATTTAGCATTTTGAGTAATTAAATTTTTCTTAACTGTATAATTACCTGTACCTTCATCAAACGGTACATATTTTATTTCACTTCGATATTCATCTCTACCACCAACTACAACAATTTCATAATTTATTATATTCTGTTTTAATATAGAATCTATAACTACATTCGTAACTAAACTATTAGTGATAATTCCAAATGTAAAATCCATTACGCATCACCTAAAACTATAGTTTTACCTTCACCGCTATATCTAAGATAATCAATATTAGAATAATCATAATCTTTGATTCTATAGTTAGTCCAATCTCCTGCATAAGGTCTGTTTATATTTATACAACCTGCTATATTATCTATACCAGCTCCTACATCCATAAAAATAGCATTAGTATATTTTTTAAATCTATACAGTAATGCAGATTTAGAATGTCCTATACCTAAAAGAAATATTTTTGATGTTGATTCTTTTAATTGTTTACCTACAAAATCTTCAACTAAATTTACATCATCACATGCATACTTTTGTGGAAAGTGTATATAATCATTAAAATTATCTAATCCTAAATATTCTTTATATTCATCATACTGCATAAGTTCTTCAATCAAATACAATTTTTCACTAGCTCCTATCAAACCAATACTATTACCAAATTCTTTAAAAAACCATTTATTAGAAACTAAACTGTAACCATATTCAGCTGGATAATGTATCTCTATATCTGGTATTACATCTGTAAACATTCTTCTATTCTCTGGATATATTTCACACATATAATAATCATTTAGTTTAGCTCCATCTACAAAATCTTGATGATTAATTTCTTCAAATGGTAAACTTAAAGCTCTATTACCTGGTTTTGCACTACCGACTCCATTTTTAGTCAAGAAATAATAATCTCCGTCTCCGAATTTATAAAACGTTTTAGAAGCTTTAACGTGTACAAGTTGTTTTAGATGTGATTTAAATTTAATTAAATCTTCTTGAAATTCTGGATATGTATTATTATCTCTGAAACAAGAATGTGGATCTAAATTTATTGTATTATTTATTTTATATAAATCAGAGTACACTAAAAATTCTCTTCAAAATACTTGTTAACCCAATAAATTACATAATCAATATCTTCTTCCTTCATTCTATTATTACAAGGTAATGTCAAAAATTTCAACCACTCAGTATCAGAAACTGGATATTCTCTATCATGTTTTAAAATATCATACTTATATAACGGTTTGAAATGAACAGAAGTATGAATATTTTTATCAGCCAAATACTCTATTAAAATATCTCTATGATTAGCTGGTACTCTGGTTACATAATATTGAACAGTTTCAGAATGTGGTGGTCTTTGTACTAACGGATTTAATTCTTTATTATATCTTGACTGTACGTGTCTTCTAAATTTTAAATGTTCTGGTAATTTTTTCATCTGTTCTAAACAAATAGCAGCAATAATATCTATCATATAATATTTGTACCCCAAAACATTTACTTTATAATCCCACGAATAACCTGGTTTACCGTCTAACCCCTTTTTTGACCTACTCCAAGTTGAAGATACACCAAACCACGTCATTTCTCTACATCTATCAGCTAACTGTTTATCATCTGTAGTAATCATTCCACCGTCTCCTGCAGGCATTGTCTTTACTGCTTGAAAAGACCATACTGCACAATCTCCATCTAACCCAGCCCCTGGTGTATAACAACTGTGAGCGGTATCTTGAAGTATAAATCCATCAAATACTTTTCTTAACTCTTTATAATCAGCAAAAACCCCAGCTTCATCTACAGCTATCATTAACTCACTATTTGGTTTTTTATATCTTTCAACATCTTCAGGATCAATACATAACGTGTCTCGTTTTACATCAACTATATTAGAAGTAAAATTATTCCATAAAGGTATCATAGCAGTTGCTATAAAAGATATAGCTGGATTAATTACATCTATACCCTTCCAACCCATAGCTTTCATTACTAAATCTTGTCCGTGTGAATTACTTGTAACTGCTACAGCATATTTATGTCCTACCATCTCAGCGAACTTCTCTTCAAACTCCTGTACCTTTGGTCCTTTTCCCCACCAGCCACTTTCTATAACTTCACGTAAAGCCTGTACTTCTTCTTCACCACCTTTAGGTCCTAATACTGGTAACATAGTTTCTCTAATCTTCATTTTCATTCTCTTCAAAAACTTCAATCATTAAAACATTTGGGTCGTGAATTAAAACCATTACATTATCTTTTGTATGAAATTTAGTAAATTGGCCCTGTTCAATAGTTTCTGTATCTACTCCGTGTATTGTTTTACAATGACCCCCTATAAAATGTATTATTTGAGTAACATATCTACCTTTTTGTGCTACACTTGATTTAAGACCTGTCATTGTAAACTCCTATAAAAATTTTTAAACTCTTCAAATAACTCATACGGTGGTGAATTATATACTTCTTCTCCACTATGATATTTATCAAATATTTTTATATTTTTTAAATTATCTGTTAAATCTCTTTCCCATTTATACTTCAATCTAAACCCTTCTTCTGCTGTTTGTTGAGTAAAAGTTGGTGTCTTTACAAAAAATGGTAGTACTGCTGAACCACTTGCTCCATAAATACTACATTTAGTAGCCTTTAATAATGCTAATTGTCTATCTAACGAATCATCATCATCATCAAAATTTATTGTCATTATATTTTCTTTATTATTTTTATACAACTCTGTATCTTCAAAACTCATAGCCCCACCCGAAGCTCCGCTCGTCGAAAGACTTATAACAACTATATTTGTTTCCAATTCATTTATAACTCTATCTAAAAATATTTCCCAACTTTCTGGTTTCCAATTTAGATAACATCCACCTGTATTCTCACCTCTATTTCTATCTCTAATTCTAGCCATAAGTGCGATTGTATCTCTACCATTTGAAAAATAATTTTTTATTTCAGTTTTAATTTCATTATACATTTCTGAATCAACTTCATAATTTATATAATCACCGTCTGGTTCTTCGTCATGAATATGTCTACCACCTACAAACATTTGGGGGTCTACATTATATAATAAAATTTCTTCAGATCCTCCACCGACATAATGTTTTTTATACTGATACCGTGACGCTACTCTATACATAAATTCTTTTAAGTTTTCAGGTACTACTTCACCTACATCAATTACGTGTTGTCCTCCGGCCGCTGGAAATTTTAATGTCTCCTCAAGTTCTTTTGGGTATGATACATAGTCTTCTATAAAATCTTTGTACATTGCTCTTCGACCTCTATATCCAATATGTACTGCGTAATAATCTTTATACTTTTCTTTTCTTATTTTTCTTATACCTGGATTCCACCAACTTAACTCATAACTAAATTCACCACACCACGGTCCGAATATTATAACTTTATCCTTCATTAATATTCTCTGGTGTTAATTTATATTTCTTAAATATATCTAATAATAATTCATCAACTAATTTAATATTTAAATCATTTTTTCCATCTACAAAAACATCCCAAGAATTTTGAACGTGTGGTTGAAATCCTAATGAACATACAGGTTTATCAGCAGCTTCATATCTTTGTTCCATATGTGTTAATCCAACATTATATTTGTTATTAAGTGTTGTCAATAAAGTTGTTATAGCACTATTATTTCTTAAAATTGATATATAATTTTCATCACTATAAAAATCAGATTCTTTATTAAGTTCCATAAAATCAACTACATAATTAACAACTTGCGTAGATGTTTGTTTTAAAAACATTGAACAAGTATTCCATTCAGGTGTATAAACATATGTACATCCTCCAATCTCACCATCAAACTCAGGAAACGTTACTTTATTTACTTGCCAAGAATCTTGATCGTGAAACCAAAAATCATCTTCTAAATAACCACCTTCCATTAATTCTAATATACCATACCATTTATTATTAAATATATTTGTTGTACATACATTTTTAAGTTCTATATTCTTTACACCTTCGTGTTCGAAATCAAAATTAGTACCTATAATTATATCTTCTTTATTCCAACCAAGTCTTAAACTATTATCAACTTGAGCTCTAAAGTAATTAAATAAAAGTTTATTATCATACCTCTTTTTATCTTCAACTATATTATATATTAAAACATTTTTCATATGCTACTGTATAACTCATTTTGTTTAACTTGTTTTTCTATTGTTTTGGGATGATATAAAGATAATTCTTCTACTGGTGGTAAATGAGCTAATGTTTTATGACCTGTAATAACTTCATGTACAGGTTTTATCCATTTAATTTCTGATATGTTTTTGAAAACACGAGCCTGATAATCAGGATAGTTTACCCAACCTTTATCTGAAACTCTCCAACCCCACTTACTAGCCCATTCTTCTGTAAGACCTTCTACTGTATTTACTCTTGGTACCCAAATTAAATCTACCTCATTAGTTTCAATTACACTTGGTAACTGTTCCATTAATATTTCATGTGGGTATTCATCAGCGTCAAGGTGAAATATATAATCACCATTACACATTGATTTAGTATAATTTTTTAATTTAGAAAAATCTTTATCGAATGATGGTTGAGGTGTATGCCAACTAAAATTATTATTTGTTGATTGGCTTCTAAGATATTTTTCTACGTCTTGAGTACCATTCTTGTGATCAAAAGTTACTACTATTTCATCTTCACTTCTTTTATATTTTAATAGAAATGTAAGTAACCTTTGTATTTCTTCTAACTCACTACATACTGTTATTGCGTAGGATATCTTCACTTAAAACCTCTTTAAATTCTTTTGGTAAAACGATTGGCTCTAAAAATACTTGTGATTTTCTAGCCTCTTTATAATCATAAGTTCTATATACTGAATATCTTCCAATACGTTGTTTTAATTTATTATAAGTTGCTTTTCTAACTCCTCGTGGTCCAACTCCTGGTATTTCAACTCTATAAATACCATCTTCACTTATAATTTGAACAGTGCCAATTCTTTCTAAAAGTTCAACAAGTTTTGGTTTATTTCTAATTGTAGGTATATTACCTCTACTTTCTAATTTTAATCCTATTAAATGAAAAGTTTTGGTTTTATCTTTTCTTATATATGGCATTCTCGGATTCAACACAAGAACTGTATTTAAATATCCTACAGTACCTTTTCCTTTATATCTAAAAGATACTATATCTCCTGCTCTCACTTTACTCCAAGTATATATTTGTTTAGGCATTCTGTTTTAAATCTCTTGTTATTCCCATTTCTTTACACGCTTCTAAAAACTCATATTGACCATACTCTTTCGCATTTTCAACTTCAAGTCTCTTATCATAATTATCATATTTATGTTGTTCTTCTTTAGGAATATCAACAACTTTTGCATATTTCCAAACATATTCCTCAGGTGTTCCTTCTGGAAATATCATTCCTAATTCACCCATATTAATTACTGATGGAAACCACACTATATTTCTATGTTTATCTTCAAATTTTAACTTCTGAACTAATCTTGGTGATTTTTTTAAATTTTCTACTAATTGTAAACTACTAATCTCATATCTTGAATCACTCATAAACCCACAATGAAAACATAAATATGAACTATAATTTTCTTGTATATCTTCAAAACAATTATCAGTATCGTAACATACTGGACAATCTATAACTCTTTCCATTTTTAAAATCCGTATTTATTTGATAGATAATTGAGGCAAACAGCACCACCTATTAAAAGTCCGTAAAATATTATCATAAACATAATACCTATTACCACTTCCCACCAATCAACGTTTTCATTTTTATTTATATCTGGTGTTGGAAATACTACTTCATACCAATCTAATTTTTTATTTCTATTTCTATCTAAAAGTTTTAACAATCTTTTATACATAATTTAAACCTTCTTTAATTTTGGTAATTTTATTTTAGGTTGTTGAGTTGAACCTACTTTCTTTAATTTTGGTAACTTGAGTTCAACTTCTTCTGGAAACTCTGGAACGTATTTATCTAACATTTTTCCAAGTTCTTTTGTCATTGCTTGTAATGAAAATTTAGATTTATTTATCTTTGAAAGTTTATTTGCATTAAGAGTATACTTTTTATAATTATCATATACATTTTTCATTACAACTGATGCCTCTGGATAATTTACAGTAAACCATTGTGAACTTTCTGCATACATATCATCAGGAAATGCTCTCTTCGGTACTTCATCTAAACCACCTCCAAGTAAAATAGCATTATCTTTAGATAAAAAATCTAAATGTCCACTCCAATTTGAAGCAATAACTGGTTTTCCACTTATACTAGCTTCAAGTAAAGGTCTACCATATCCTTCTCCGTGAGTTAACGTTACGTGTGCTTTAACTTTTGGATGGTTATATAACCCATTCATTTCATCATCTGTTAAATCACCGTGCAATAAATAAACATTTGGTAAATCACCTTTTATTGTTTCTTTTATATCAGTTATTTTCTTTAATATATCTTCTCTATCAAGTACTGAAACTGTTGCACCACTTGTTTTCATAATAAGTCCAGGTTTCTTTTTCTTATTTTTAAATGTTTCAAGAAAAACTTTCAGTAACATACCTGTATCTTTTCTATCTTCCCCTAAACCACCCTGCAACCAATGTCCTACATATAGAAAATTAAAAGGTTCTTCTACTTGTTTTAATTCAGTAACTAAATCTTGTGTAAATTCTTTAGTTTTTTTAAAAATAGTAGTATCTACACCTTCAAATAAAACTTCAATTGGTTTTTCAACTTTTAAATGTCCTTTTGCCTCTTTAGTTTTATCATCTGCTATATCAAAACCAATGCTGGTCATTACTTCTTTCACAAAATTTGAAGGTACTATATTCATATCCATTCTATTCATACCTTCAATCCATTGGGGTGGACATACTGTTTTTTCTAATCCAGCTGTAACACCAATATTATATTTTCCCATTTGTTGAAACTCATTTGGTATTACTATATGAAAATGTAACTCTGGTTGTTTTGATAAAGTAGGTTCTTGTAACATTCTATCAATAATAATTTTATCATTAGGATCATCTTCATGCAAAGCGTTCATAGAACAACTTCCCCAACGGACTGGCCAGATTTTTACATCATATCTATCTAACTCTATTAATGCTCTACATATATCTCTACTGTGTGCACCATATCCACTTCTTGTAGCAACTGGTGCTGTTACTAAACATACTGGTTTACTCATTATAACTCCTACGCCTTAAACATACTATAACGTTTTCTTGGTTTCCACATTTCAAATCCTTTATCCATGTGGGCAATAAAATTTTGACACATAGCTTCACTTGTCATCATTGCATCATCACTATTAACAAATTCATGTCCCTTCACACCGCATTCTCGACGTTTATCTGAACCCATATCGTACCACTCTTTAATAAGAACTGCCACATCATCAAATCTACATCTATCATCGAAAATATAAGGTGTTGGTATTGAACCCACTAAAGCTCTATTAGAAGGCCATACTGGTTTTACCCATTCACCCCAAGTTAAATCTTTATTGTCTTTCCACTTCCTATCGTCATGTAATGATTTTATTTCTAAATAATCTTTTTCAGTTAAATATTTTCCTAATGTATGACCTGAACCATCTGGAGCCCAATTTACTAATTTAAATCCACACTGGTCTTGTAATCCACCTGTAACATTTACAATAATAGGTGTTCCAGCCATTAAAGACTCACAAGTACCTAAACCAAATCCTTCATTAGAAGCTATGTTAATAGTTACATCAGCCATATTATATAAATGATTCAATTGATGAGGTTCTAACTTTTTATCACTAAAATAAACTTTTAAATCTGGACACATTGCTTTAGCTACTGCCGGTAAATCTGTACCATTTTCATCTCGTGGTTGAGTATGCATTAACAAAGCACATTTTTTAGCTTCTTCTTTCGATAACATATCACAAAATACTTTAAACGCTAAAATAATATCTCCTGGCATTTTTCTTCTAATATTTCTATTATTATAAAAAAGAATAAATTCAACATTGTCATCTGTAAGTTGTTGTCTCATACTTTCAACTCTTTTATATTCGTCATCAAAAACACTTATAGGATAAAAGTATTTAGTACTTACACCATGTGGTAAATAAGTAGTTTGCCAATCTTCGGGTGGATGTTTAGTCCAAACATCTTTTACAATAGCATAAGTCTGTTTAGAAATATTCATAATTACATCACATGACTCATAAAACCATTGATTATACTGTGGTGCTGGCCAATCATCCCATATATTATAATAAAAAATCGGTATTTCTTGTCGAATTTCATGTTCCATTTCATATAACCAACCCCAAAATCTTGGGTCTGTATAATGTAAAATAGCATCAGGTTTTTCTCGTTGTACAACACTTCTAAGTAATTCAGAATTACCATAGCCATTAATAGGATATATCGTTAAACTGGCATCTTCTATACCCGTTTCATTACGACAAGATTCATTCATATCAACAACCTTACCCTCTTCTGGGTGTTTTATAGCTCCGCCAATCTGAACCCAATCATAATGTTGTAGTGTACCTAATACAAACTCTTTTGACATTGTACCAATGCCAGAACTCATTCTTAAATCATCTGATAATAATAAAATTTTCTTTTTAGACATATAACCTCACTTATGTTTTAATCATTCAACAACTGTTTTTTGACTTCTTCTTTTTTAATACTTTTTTCTATGACATTCAAGCGTTCTTCCATTCTAATCATTATTCTATGTATATCATGTAATAGTCTCTCAACATTTTTATTATTTGTCATACTTCCAGTATTCTTCATAATCTACTCCCACTAACTTTCAAATTATTCCAATTTTTAATTTGACCTTTGAAATTCTTATCTAATAAATATAAATCCATTGAACGATTTACTAATTTTTGTAAAGTAAACTCATCATCCAATGTATTCATTTTGAAATTTCTGTATAACTCTTTCAGTATTTTAACTGAAGTTAATTTGTAATCCATATTTCTAAAACCTCTATAATATATATGTATATATAAATATATGTTAATTAATTATTTTAATCATTTTTTTCAACCGTTCAGCGTGACTAATTGTATTCATTGTTCCTTTTGATTCTACTCCGTCTGGTATAAAGGCTACAATTATATCACTATACTCAGCTATCTGTTTATTTCTTTTAAAATAGTTTGTAACATAATAAGGTTTATTATATTTTGTAGCTGGTAGTTTACAATGCATATTCCAACTATAATGAGCCGGTGGAAATTCTATATATTCCATATCAAATTCTAATGTAAATTTCTTTGCATAACCGTCAGCACCATCTTTTTGTCCACCACTTACTATTTCTACTTCATCACCATATTTTTCTTTTATTTCATGTAATAAATCTTTTATCTTTTTCTTATTAGTATAGCTTCTACTACCTACAATACCAATTTTAATCTTCGTAGTCATTTCTTTTTTGTTTTTTAAATGGTTTATCTGTTGTAATAAATTTCGTATATTCATAAAACTTTTTCAAGCCTTCTATTATATTTTCTTCATTTACATAATTGTAAGTAAATCTTTGCCATTCATTACTTGGTGCGTCAACTGGAAGTATATCCCAAAATATAAATTCATAAGGTCGAATGTTGTGACCTTGTTTTATAATTGTTTTAAACTGTAACTTATCTTCCCACCTCACTAAAAAATCTTTTAAATCTTTACTTTTTATTTCACCTTCTTCATACCACAAATATAACAATATAGGGGTGTTCAACCCAGCATGAGCTTGATTAATTTTTTCCATAACTTGATTTTCTATATCTGTATTTATAAAATCAGAAAGCTTCAGTCGTAGACTACATTTAGATAACATTATAAAACTCCTGCGTCGCAATGTTCAGTTTGATTAAATACACAAAACCTACAATTCTTTTTAGATGGTTGTTTCATATAAGTATGTTGAGTATTATATTCTCCACCAATAAAAGATTCCTTAATAAATTGATTTAAATTATTAAGTACTTTATTAATACTTGGTTTACCACTTGCTGGTGTAAATGTTTGAACTCTACGTTGTGGAAAATCTACTTTTTCATATAATTTCCTCTTAACAATAAAATACTCTATATCAACTTTGTCTATCGGAATATCATTCTGTGCGCTATAAAATTGTTTATATAATAACAACTGATCGGTTTTATTTTTATCAGCCTTCTGATATTTGTTCCACCCCATTGTAGAAGTTTTAATATCTATAATTTTATACCTATCTCTTTTTACATCATGTAAAACTACATCCATATAACCAATAAAAGTAATATTATTAGGTAACTTATATTCTATTGGAACTTCTATACCGATTAACTCATAACCCTTTTTACTAAAATACATACCTCGTTTCTTTTTAAACCAGTCTAATATAATTAATCCATGTCTATAAAATTCTTCCATATCATGTTGTCCACAAAAAACTTCACCACCATTAGTTTTCATAATTTTAACATAATTTTCTTTCATTCTATGTAATAACATTTCATCTAAAAATAACGCATCAGCCATTTTAATTGTATCATTATACATTACTGTAAGATATGTTTGAAGAACTTCATGCATTGAAGTTCCAAATAATGTATGAATGCTATCAGTATATTCGCCTAAATCGTCAATATAATTTAATTTCCATTTATGTGGACAAGTAATCCATTGATTATATTGACTATAACTTATTCGTTTCATTTACCCCATTTTCCTCGTGATACTATAGTAGCCATAACCCCATAATTCGAAACATCTAAATAAGCATCTTCTAATGGTTCATCTTTTACAGCTTGTTTACCACCATTTAATAACAATGTTTTAATTCTCTGAATTTTATCATTCATTCGAAAAAATAAACCTTGAAGTGATAACTTTACTTCTGCCTCAGTTTGTAATTGCGTACCGACTGAAATATTACCAGGACCATAATCGTGTTGTTTGTGAAGAAATAACTCATATTGTTCTCGTTGAATCTTCTTAAACTCTTGTGTCATCTCAGGCCATTCAAGTTCCATTTGTTCAACTATTGTCAAATCAGGATTATTTTTTGCATACTTTTTGACTGTTTTAGAGTCTGTTATAACTTTCATCCTACTTCGCCTGCAGTATAGCCTCCAATAGTACCAAGTACATTCAATCCAGCCTCTTCTATTTTTTCAGGTTCAACACCCCACTTTTGGCAGAGCTGTCCTAATTCTAACATACCACCTTCTGTAAGCATATACATTTCAATCATATCATATGCTTCTTTTTTACTAACCTCTTCGTGATTAGCTACTATATTAATTAACCAATTTGGATAATCCATTTGATTTCTCCCTTTTACATATTTTAAATATTGTCTACTTTTTGGTAAAATATTTATATAAAGTTTATATAAATCTTTTGATTGTAAATTATACTTTTGTAACTCATTTACTACTTCTACCCATTCCATTTTCATAGATAAAAATCTATGTATCATATAATTAGACCAAGTTTTTTTATCCTCTACAGAAAGTGTATCCCAATAATTAGGTTTCTGAATCGTTGTTACTTGATTCAGATGTTGGAATAGATTTTTCTTCTTTACTGTTTGAGGTTTTTTTATAGTCCGTTTCATAAAATCCACTACCTTTAAATATAACTGATGTTTTCGAAAACTTCTTTTTCATTTCAGAATTACAAAAATAGCCTTTAGATTCTTTATGACATTTTAATGGTAAAGCATCTATAGGTTGTAATACTTCTTCTTGATGTCCACAAGTTGGACAAACATACTCATAAATCGGCACGAAATAACTTATCCTCTTTAGGTTCTTCGTCTACCTCAGTTACCCCAGAGCCTTCTAACATTGATTTAGGAACTCTACCGCAATTTCCACAACTATAAACATCAATCGGTATTAATGCTTCTTCACCTGTAGGCGAAACTATAGGTGATAATCTTTTTATAATTGTAGAACCAATAAATAAATAGTTTCCACAATGTTCACATTTCATAGTTTCTGCTTGTGTTAAATCTACTTTAACTTGTGCTTTTGGTAATGGTTTTTTTGGATGCATACTCATTTTATTACTCCTAATAGTTCAATTAACATAGCCATAACATTAATCTCTTTATCAACTACTTGACTATCTGATAATTCATACTTCGCTATCACTAAAATACATTCTGCTATATGTCCTTGTCCATAAGAATCAACTTCATCATATAATAATCTAAATAAATCTGCGAAATCTCTAATCTGTGAATCTGTTATTAATTGTCTTATGTTTTTAAATGCATTTTTCTTATCTTGTGTTTTTAATATTTCTAATAATTTTAATTTATAATCATTTTGAATGATACTACCAGTATCTAATTTTAAAGATTTATTAACAACATTTCTTTGTGAAGTATTTATAACTTTTCTTATATCTGGATAAGTTCCATTTACAATAGTAGCTACATCATCTACCTCAAATTTTACATTCTCATTCTGTAGTATATTTGATAAATGTACTGCTACTTCTTTCTTTGATGGTGGAATAATCTGAAATGATTGACAACGAGATTGTATCGGATCAATAATTCTCTCTACATAATTACAAGTCAATATAAATCTACAATGTTTACTAAATGTTTCCATTAAATTACGTAGTGCTGCCTGTGCATTAGGTGTGATGTAATCACATTCATCTAAAATAATTATTTTAAAATCTTTAAAACCTACTGTAGAAGCAAAATTCTTTACTTTAGTTCTAACTGTATCTACATTATTTTCATCACTCGCATTTATATAAAGATAATCACATTCGATATTCTTTACAAGAATTTTGGCGAGAGTGGTCTTACCTGTACCGGCTCTTCCATATAATAAAAGATGCGGTAAGTCTCCACTCTCGAGGTAAACTGATACTTTATCGAGTAGGTGTTCGTTCCCGATATAAGTATCAATAGATGAAGGCCGATATTTTTCAACCCATAAAGTATTTGACATTAATCAACTTCACTCGCTGCTACTAACCAATAAGTAGATGTAAAATTATCTATCTTAAAACTAATCTTTGCCAAACCTTCACTTGCAATTTGTAATAATGCGCTTTCACATTCTTTATTCGCACTCAGTACTTCTTTAAATAGATTGGCATTGAAAGAAATGTTATCAATTTTTTCAAATTCTGTAGTTGTTACAGGAATAACAACTCTATTTGTATTTACAGCTGAATAACCAATAACTAATTTAGCTGACGTTTCATCTGTAATTACAGTAAATGTATCTGTCTCAACTAATGCTGACTTACCGTGAATGAACTTATTAATAAGTTGTGAAGTTACATTTATACCCAGTTCAAAATTAGGTATATTTTTTAATTGAGGTGGTTCATTAATAATAGATGTATCACTTAACATATAATTAACAGAAGAATATGCATCTGATAATCTAATTGATATAGCCTTATCACCTGCCTTATTTATAGAAAATTCAATGTTCTCATCTAATACAGACAACAACCTTAATAATTGTTCAGTATCATAAACACCTATATCTGCTTCTTCATAATTCCAACTATCCATTTTCACTACACCCAACAAACTTTTATCACCTGATACAAATCTTGTACCTAATTGTTGAGTAGATGCACTACTATTGAATACTACTGAATCTACTGTGCCATTTAGATAGTACTTATTTATAAAACGTACTAACTTTTGTTTATTTATCATAACTTCTCCTGTTAATTATAACCATATATACATATATATTGATTAACTTATTGAAAATCAAAAAAATCTTTCTATTGTTTTAGATGAATCTGTTGGTTCATCCCAATTCATACTACCATATAACATCATAATTTTTTTGTGTAATGCTTGTTTATAAATTTTATCATAATTTATATATTGACGTATAAAGTTCAATATATCAATAGGATCTTCATATCCTTTATAAGCAATAGTATCTAATCCCAACGGATTTTGTTTCAGATAAACCCATTTAATTTTATCACCATTAGCTATTGGTTTATATCTCTTTGATATTTTTTTATATTTTAAAAAATCATTATAATATAAAGAACTTTTTACGTGAACTGGTGTTCCTAACCGATGAGATTTAAATATATCACCCTCTTTATTTCTATATTTAAGAATACCCTTTACACTTGTCGGTATTGCTATCTTATCAAACTCCATAAGTTTCATACTATTTTTAAAATTAATAATAAACTTATCTAACTTATCTTTTGGTACATCCATTAAAATATCTTCTAATAATTTACTTAACATCTCTCTCATAGCTACAGGAAAACTTGAACGAACTGTATCTAAACCTTTTACCATTAATTTATTTACTTTTCTACCAGTATCGTTAATAATCTTTAATCCATATCTTTTCTTTGTAACGAATAAACCACTCTTCGCTATAACTTCTTGTTTAATTTCAAACCTATGTTTATCTAAATTACAAAATTTCTTAGCAAAATATTCATAACTTTTATTTAAATACTTCTGAACATCATCAGCTATATCAAGTATTTGTTTCATCATAAACTCGTCATTAAATTTACCACTTTCCATCATTTTAGGAAATCGTTTCTTCACTAAAGGTGTAGCTGAATAAAAAACTGAATCAGTATCAATATAAATACAATGATCTGTAGTATCACCGAGTTCTTTATTATAATAGTGGTTTGTAATCTTCTTAGTAAATTTTATTAAAGACTGTCCTGTATATGTAACCGCTTCAGCGTTATCAACATCATAAAATCTAAATACTGGTAAACCTAAAACACCATACAAACTATTCAATACCACTTTCTGTAAATACTGTCTTCTATCAAAATATTCTGATTTTTCTTTATCTCCTTGTTCATAAAACTTTTTAGATAATTTACGGTATTCAACTCGTTCATCAAACCATTTTCTCAACAATGCTGCTAACAATCCATCTTTATCTGTCCGGTACATTACACCGTTTGTTGCAACACCTATGTTTTCATTCTCTAACATATTCTTTAATTCTGTTTCAGTATATTTACCTAAAAATTTACTGTTATGAGTTAATGAATAAGTTTTTTTATTATCTTTTTTTAAAAATTCTTCTGGATTCCATCCTTCAATTTTACCAAGTTTAGTTTCCGGTGATATGTTCAATGACATAATACATGACGGATACATAGAAGTAATATCTAAATCATAAACCCAATCATGTTTACCTCGTTGTGGTTCTTGAACATATGCTCCAACAAATTTTTCTATTTTTTTAGTATCTTCTTTTTTAGGTTTATTAGGTGCAACAATATTATTTTTTCTGAGATAAACTAAAATAGCTCCTTCTAAATAACGTGATGACATAAATACATTTTCATACGGTATATGACCTAAATGAGCTAATCCTCTAGCGATACCTATAAAATCTAATTTATCATCAAGTTTTTTAACAAGTTTTACATCCTGTAAATTATACTCTACAAATGTTTTTAAATCATTATCATATAAATCATTTAGTGTACCTTCATATGAAACTTTTTTCTCTCCCAACTCATATTCACTTATCGCGTCTAATCTATACGATGGTCTTTCACTAAATGTAAATCTTTTATACAAAGCTAAATAATCTAAAACACTAACACCTGCAATTTTATATCTCTTAACAAAATCACTCCATTGAACAATACCAATCGGTGATAAAAAATTAGATATTGTTTGACCTACAATTTGAACTGCTCTATTATACAAATAACTTATATCAAAAAATTCTACATTCCATCCTGTTAAAATTGTAGGTTGGATTTCTTTATACTTTATAAAAAACTGTTGTAATAATTCGAACTCACTTGTAAATGTTTTTACTATAACATCTTCATCGAAATCTTTATCTAACTTCATCTCTTCATCAAGAACATAACAATAATATTTACCTATTATTGAATCATTAAATGCTATTGAAGTTATTTTGTTTTCAGCCTTTTCTATATCTGGAAATCCATCTGTAACTTCAACTTCAATATCAAAAATCATTACTTTATGACCTATAGATATATCATCTGAATCAGTATAGTTATCAACTAATACTCTAATCTCTGGATTCACATCTGATTCAAATAACTCTGGTTGGTCAGCATCCCACTTACCTATTCTTTTTAATTTATCACCATATAGTGATATATGAGTACCTATCTTATTTTTAACGTAGGCATATTTTTTATAACGAAAGTTTTTATAACCAAACTTATCGTCCCAAATATGCATTTTATTTGATCTTCTATCGTAAAATATATTCTGGTAAATTATACACCTCTATTGTGTTTTGCTATAACGTGTGATTTTATATTATTTGTAGATATTTTTTTATCACAAAAATTACATTAATTTTTATAGTCTAAATATACGAATAAAAACCTATACAAGTCAAGCGTTTTTTACGGGTTCTCCAGGTAATTCACACGCGTCATTATTACAAAACTTATCTACTTCTGCTTCTTCACCTTCAAC